AGTATAGGGGGCCGTCAGATTTGATACCTTATTTCCCCATCCTATTAACCGCATTATGTCATAACGCACACCGCATTTATAAAACTGCCCAACTGGCACCCATACATTTTGTACACTTCCTACAAACTCATAAAATCGCAAAATAATGCTTGACAAATAAGCGCTCATCTGCTATACTACAATCAGAGGGGATAACAAACCTCAATATAATGAACCTACAAAGCCGAACAGAAAAGAAAGGAAGTACAACAATGAAAAACATCACTAGGGGGATCACTTGCTACAATTACAACTTTGGCGTAGTGTCTGGCACGCAGATTAAGAACGTCTGTACAATGGAGAGCTATAATAAGCTTGGAGAACGTGAGCTTAAACGCCGCTGTAAAGACCTTGGAGAAAAAGTTATCATGTACGCTTGCACCGAAACAACCCACTACTATCGTATGCCATTGGGCTTCTTCCTAGAAAACGCTGAGAGGGTTGAGAAGGAGGAAGAGCAATGAAACCATGCGGGGTCGAAGTTGCCTACAAGGTAGACGGCAAGCTTGAAGTAGCGCTAATATCATTCGATCTATATAGAAAGCTAATTGACCACATCGCAAATCTTCATGGCGAATTGATCAGCGTAAAAGTGATATCTATTTAAGGAGCACAATTAAAATGAAGCGTCATATCATCGTTGAAACAACCGATCTAAAGCATTGCCTGATAGCCGCCAATTTCTTTAGGAACTGCAACACAGCCCTATATTTAATCCGCCAGCGTGGCTTATGGCAATTAAGCGCCCGCTATTAACCGCCCCAAAGCGCCCGGCACCGACCGGGCGCTTTTTCATGCCCATACACCCCACTTGTTAAAAATTTAACAATCGAACATTTGTTCGCACTCACGGGTCGTCGGCTCCGCTTCCGTTCCGAACCTCCGCGCACTCGGTTAGCGTAAGCTAACACTACTTTACACTAACATATGAAAAATCCGCATGTCGTGTTCATAACTAGTTCACATTTCCTTGCTACAATACATTACAGAGAGGAGGACAAACCCAATGAAATACGTCACAAGAGAGAGATCCGTTAGCGCCTTCCGATTTGGGAAGCATATCCCTCCCAAATGGTATATGGACCTGCTGAACCGCGGAAAAGTTTTTGCTAGTAGAGAGCAAAGTGAAAAAGGCGTAGAACTAAAACTAAAAATCGTATTACCTGGCAAGACATGCCTTGTCCCAATAACCAACGCCGACCGAATCAGTGCCATGAGCGACGAGGAATTGGCTAACGCAATGTGCCGCAACCCAATATTTACTGTTTGTGATGCCGTCTGCAAAGGCGATTGCAAAGCTGTGGACACGCTGAATGATACGAAAGAAGCGGTATGCAAACGTACAATACTTGAATGGCTCCAGCAGCCAGCAGAGGAGGACACCTGATGGACATTGAGAAACTTAAGCGTTGCCTAAAATGTTGTGCCGATGCAGTCCCCGGCGACTGGATTCTATTAGACCCCGAAGGTAAAATAAGCGTGCTTTCCCATGATGAATTCGTACGCACATACAGGGAGACAAATGATGGATGATTATGCAGTAGGCAGGTTTAAAGCGTTCTATAATTTCATCTTCTATGGATACGGAAGAATGGACTATGTGCAGATGGTCAATTCCTCATGTCGAAACAACCAAGAGCAAGAGGATGGTTACAACGCTGGAATAGCAGAAATCGCATTAAACCGCAAACACATAGAAGCATACATTGAAAGAAGAACTACCGAACGATATTTAGAAGCACGAGAAAAACGAGAAGGAATGGAGAATACAATGCTACTAGTAAGTAACTATGAAGACTACAGAATAGGCTTCCTAAAAGCCTGCATGAACTATTTCATATACGACTTAGAGCGCACAATAGAGCGTAAAGAAAAAGACTGCTCGAGCGAGGGAGAGAAAATAGGCTATGCAGACGCTACATTAGACCTCGCTAGGTACAAAAAGAAAATAGATGAATTTGTGCGCGATATTCGCAAAAGAATCCATGCCTAACCCTTCCTAGCCGGTCTGTGGGTTATCAGGCCGGACCCCACGGGGTAAACCCGCTCCCTCTAATCACAAAATGAAAGGAAGTGAACACTCCCTCCACAATTCAATACGTCGAAACGGTACATTTTTAACAGTACAGAGGGAAGCGAGCAAAATCCCCCGCGATTCTAAATTTAAAGAAAGCAAGAACTTGAACAGGAGGAAAAACCATGGCAAAGTACATGACCAGAACAGTAGATACTTATATTTATCATCTGGGAAGCATCGAGAACAGCGGAGATGCAACCACTATCATCCCCGTAATTGACATTTTCAGCGAAAAGAAGCTGGGCGAGCGAGAGACAAAGAAGCTTCTGAAAGAGCATGGCGCACAGATTGTCTATAAGATCGACAACGTGCCTCATACCTACCGCCTGTCCCTTGACAAGTTCATGGAACTGGCCGAAGAAGTCCCCGCAAAGAACAATAAGTAAAACAATCAAATTTTAGGAGGAAATAACAATGGATATGAATAAGCAGATGCAGGCGTTTACCGGGTCTGAGACTTCCGACATGTTTGTCAGCTTTGACCCCGTTTCCGGCGAGGACAAAATCAAGCTGTACAACGCGATTAACGCCCCTGAGACCAGAATTGCCGACATGGTCAACAAGCCCATTTGCCTGACTGACGTTATCATGGTCAAGTGTAAAATCAACGACAGAGGTCGATCCGCTGAGCGGGATGCAATCCGTGTAATTCTGATTGATGACCAGGGCGAAACGTATGCGGCCACCTCTTCCGGTATCACCAACAGCGTCCGCAACATCTTCAACATTTTCGGCACCCTGCACTTCCCTGAGGGTCTGAAAGTTACCATTGAGCAGATTAAGACCAGCAACGGGAACACCCTGACCATGAAGCTCATGGCCTAACAAATGCGTCCCGTTATTCAATCTAGGGAGGGGCGCAAGCCCCTCCCTTTAATCAAAGGAGGTGTAAAATGGCATCCCGCACAGTATCCGAAAATACAAGCCGCATCTTAACAGAGGGGGCCGATTTTATCTCAAAGAAATTTCGCCTACCATGTGAGATCGACCCAGACGCGGCTTTAGTTCTAGCTCAAATCGCAACGTTTGGGAAGGGGGTTAGGGTATGGCACGCCGGAAACGAGGTTCAACAGGACCAATTGAAAATAAAGCTGTCTATAACCCAACAGAACAACAACTGAAAAAGCTACAAAGCGAGATAAAGAACTACAACAGCCGTTTACAGAGCGCAATTAAAAGAACATCTCCAGAACTAAGAGAATATTTACCACCGAAACTTTCATATACAGAGGAAGCAGGTAAAATAAAATCAGCAAAGGGATTTAAGCGCAGAATAGAGACCCTACAGAGATTTGATAGGGCCGGACTTGAGCTAACAACCTTTGAAGGCCGCCCAATAGCAAAGGGATCGCTTGACCTGTTAAAGCGCTCAGTGGCAGAAGAGAATAGACGGCGCAAAAAACGACTTGCCACACAGGCAGAAGCACAAGAGCGTTTAGGTAGATTTCCTACTCAGCCCGTATATGGCACAAGGCCAATAACACTCTCAAAAATAATAGCAGACGAAGAAAAGCGTCGGAAAATAGAAATAGATTTCCTAGAGCCCTCAGAAGCCGACCCACTAACAGAAGCATACAGGCAAAATTACATTAGACATGTATATGAAGCCATGCAATTATGGAACATGACAAACGGAGAGGACCCAGAAGTCACTAATCTTATAATGCAAATCATAGGCTTAGTATCAAGTGCATCAAAAGAAGTTATCGACGCTTCAATAGGCATACCAGAAACAAGGATAGACATAGTTTCAGACTATGAGTTATTCATGAATAACCTAGCCTACATACTGGGACTCTGGGAAAGCCTATGATATGGGAATATATGCGGCTGACTTTGAAACAACCACAAATCCTGATGACTGCCGTGTGTGGGCGTGGTGCATTTGTGATATCTATAACATAGATGAAACTATAGAATATGGAGAAACGATTTACAGCTTCATAGAATACATATCAAACTTACACGGCAAAATATACTTCCATAATCTGAAATTTGACGGAACATTTATAGTAGACTATTTACTAAAACACAATTTTGAGCACTCACAGGAAAGAAAGATATATCACAATGAATTTAGTACCCTGATATCAGATATGAGGCAATGGTATCAAGTCCGCTTTGTGCCGGACAGGGAATCAGGCGTAGAGGATGAAATACAAATAACAGATTCACTAAAAATCCTTCCAATGCCCATATCTGACATGCCAAAGTCTTTCAACATTGAAGAGAAGAAGCTAAAAATTGACTACAAGGCAGATAGAGAAATAGGGCATGAATTGACGCAGGAGGAGAAAGACTACGTTGCGCACGATGTTATAATCTTAGCAAAAGCGCTAAAATTTATGTATGACCACAATCAAACAAAACTTACAACCGGGTCAAACGCATTAAACGATTACATACACAGGTTAGGAAAAGAAGAGTATAAAGTAAGATACCCAGAACTAGACCTACCTACCTTCACAGATTTCAAGAAAGCGTATAAGGGCGGCTTTACCTATGTAAACCCAGCATACAAAGACAAGGATGTAAAAGAGGGAGCAGTATTTGACGTAAATTCGATGTACCCGTGGGCAATGAAAAATTGCTTACTACCCTACGGAGAGCCTGTATATTTCCCAAAGAAATACAAAGAAAATCCAATGTACCCTCTATACATACAATGCATATTATGCGAATTTAAGCTAAAGCCAAATCACTATCCATGCATACAGATAAAAGGACATTTCATGTACCACGACACGGAGTATCTAACACAATCAATAGAGCCAACATATTTATACCTAACAAGCGTAGATGAGAAGCTAGTATTCGATCACTATGACGTTAATGTAATAGAGTGGTGCGGCGGATACATGCTAAAAGGAACGCACGGCCTATTTGACGAATACATAGACTATTGGTACAATGAAAAGACCGAAGCCAGAATAGAGGGTAATCCCGGGCGCGAGAAAATAGCAAAACTAATGCTAAATTCCTTATACGGAAAATTTGGGTCAAAGAAAAGAGGAAAATCCTGCATCCCGTATCTAAGAGAAGATGGTAGAATAGGATTTAAGCTATCAGAGGAGGAGATAAGAAAAGGCGGCTATATTCCTATGGCGTGCTTTATAACCGCCTACTGCCGAGACAAGATAATCCGAGGTGCACAGATATGTGGAGATAGATTTATCTATGCAGACACAGATAGCTTACATGTAGCAGGTACAGAACCACCGGAAGGGCTGTGGGTAGACAACAAAGCCCTAGGAGCATTTAAGTTAGAAGAAACATTCATTAGGGCCAAATTTATACGCCAGAAAACCTACCTAGAGGTAACGCTAGGGAAAGACTATCAAGAAAAAATCAACATAAAATGTGCCGGTATGCCTAAGAACGTCAAAGAAACAATAACTGAAAGCGAATTTACAGAGGGAGCAGTATTCGATGGAAAACTTCTCCCAAAGATCGTCCCCGGCGGTGTCATTTTGAAGGAGACAACTTTCAAAATAAAAAAGGCAAAAGGGGTTGACAACTCGCTTTCATTATGATACAATACTCGTGAGGGGTCCTTGCTTTCCTAGTGTCCCCGTCCGGGGCACCGGGGCGAAGAGCCTTCCCGGATGGGAATTGGCGGTGGTGTGCTGACACAGTGGAGGGCAAGGATTCCCTTATTTTACAGAGGTGATAAAGTGGACACTAAGGACACGTCCATGTATTACAATGCAGATGACACGCTCTCAAGAAACAGGTTATTTAATTTTGTTGTAGGCGCTCGTGGAGCTGGTAAGACCTACGGAGCCAAAAAGAGGGCAATTAAAAATTTCACCGAAAAAGGCGAACAATTTGTATATCTTAGAAGGTACGACACAGAAATGCCTCAGTCACAGATGCGAAACTTTTTCGATGATATCATGCAGGAGTTTCCGGACCACGAGTTTAAAGCGGATCGTGGATTATTCAGGATAGACAAGGAAGTCGCCGGGTGGTATTTCCCGCTGTCAAAGGCGGTAATGCTTAAATCAATGCCGTTCCCAAACGTTACATTGATTATCTTTGATGAATTCATCATTGGAGCAGGCGCATACCGCTACCTTCAAAACGAAGTTGTGACCTTCCTTGAATGTTACTCAACAATATCAAGAGACAGAGACGTTCCCGTTTTATTTTTGAGTAACGCCGTCACATTCAGTAACCCTTATTTCCTATATTTTAACCTATCATTAGAAAAAGGACAGAAGAGAAAACTATTAAAGGATATCCAACTAGAGACAGTTACAAACCCAGCCTATGTAAATCACGTAAAACAAACCAGATTTGGACGTCTGATAGACGGAACAGAATATGGGTCCTATTCAATGGACAACGAGTTCTTGTTGGACACGGATTCATTCATTGAAAAGATGGTTACAGCCTGCTTCTATGTTACAACGATACTAATAGACGGCTTCAAAATTGGCGTGTATAGGGACATGAACTCTGGTATTTTCTATCTATCAGAGAAAACTGATGACACAAGAAAGATAACAATAAGCCTAACATTAAACGACCACAACAATTCAACCGTATTAGCTACAAGAAACAACATAGTTATAAAAGGTATAATGGATGCTTTCTCTGCTGGCATGCTGAGATTTGAGACACAAAAAGTAAAGAATTTAGCATGGCCCATTCTAAGAAAGCTACTATAACAAATGGAGGGTTACAAAATGGCATACGAATTTACACAGGATTCTTTCCGGCAGTTCTCTGAGGAAGTTATCTCCGCGGGAGGAGATCAGGCCACCTTAACGACTTTATTGAGCCAGATGCAAGACGTTATCATTGATAATATCGGAAAAATGGAACAGCTTACGCAAAACAATGAGAACGTCACCAAGGAAAATGAGCGGCTCAAGAGTGCAAATATGGACCTGTTTCTTAGGATCGGTTCTCAGGCTGAGGCCATTGAGAACAAGGCCAAGGAAACCACCAAAGAAGAGCCGGTTGGAGTTGACGATTTTCTAAAGAATATCTATAAGGAGGATAACAACAATGGCAACTAAGAACAACCCTATTGCTAGCCCTGAAATGATGAACGCAATCCGCAATGATGCGAGTGACGCCTATAAGGCCGCTGTGCCTGTAGCCACTCCCGCAAATCTGGCGGACGTAGGAAATCCTATCCTTGCATACGATGCAATGGCCAACGAGTTTCTGAGCGCCCTGGTAAATAAGATCGTTGCTACCATCCTTTATCGCAAGATGTGGAATAACCCGCTTGCTATGCTCCGTAAAAACGCCGAACCTTTGGGTGTAGACGTTGAGGAAGCGCACGTTAACCCGGCTACCGCTCAGGCGTATGACGGCACCGAAACCGGTATGGCCGCTGTCCTGAAAATGACAAAGCCCGACGTAGCCGCCGCATGGTATCGGCTGAACCGTCAGGATAAGTACCCTGTCACTATCAACAACGAACAGCTCACAAACGCCTTTGTTTCCTGGAACGCCCTGGAAAATTTGATTCAGGGAATCGTTGATAGCCTGTATAATGCGAACACTATTGACGAGTTTAAGTACACGAAGCAGTTGGTGGTTGATGCTATCACCGATAACAAGCTGAAAACCGTAACCGCTGTAATGCCTACCAACGAGGCCACCGGCAAGCAGTTTCAGGTACAGCTCCGCAATATGTCCATGCTGTTTACCTTCCCTTCCAGCGCGTACAACAATTACAAGCTAATGGGCGGTACCGGAAATGACCGCGTAACCTGGAGCCCAATCGAGGACCAGCTCATTATCATCAGAGCCGACGTTGCGGCCAATATCGGCGTAGAAGTTCTGAGTGCGGCTTTCAATCTCAGTTACGCTGATTATCTGGCCCGTCAGATTATTGTGGATGACCTGGGTACCGATGGCAAGACCCTTGCCGTACTTGCCGACACAAAGGCTTTCCAAATCCGTGAAAAGCTCCGCCGCTTCACTACCTTCTATAATGGCTCCGCCATGAACTGGAATTACTGGCTCCATGCGTGGGATACCTTCTCCCTGTCTCCCTTCCACAACTGCGTGGCCCTGCGTACTGCGTAATCGAAATTAAGGGAGGGGTGAAAACCCCTCCCTATAGAAAGTAGGTGAAAACATGGCATTATGGAGACCCGAAACAACTATTTATCTGTGCACTAACACAGGCATTGACCAATATAACAAACCATATTTTGAATCTAACTCCGCCATGCAGGGATGGCTTGCCGGAAAAGTAAAAGCGTCATTCAGCCAATACTCATATCAGAGAGCGGACGAAAGGCAATACTGCCGTGTCGAATACAATTACAACGATGCCTTAACATGTGATATTATCATGTGGCAAAATACCGGCACCGGCCCGCGTTGGATTATCGCAAACATTACAGGGATCGAGTGGGTAAACCCGAACACTACAACCATCTATTTTGAAGTGGATGCATTTTGCACCTATTGTGGAGACATAAATTGGGCAACATCCTATAGTCTAGTAGAACGAGAGCACGTAACAAATGACTGGAAGGGCGCAAACCCAAACTGGATTAACATAGGAATACCCGAGGGAATGGGCGGCACCCCCGACCAAGTTGTATATGACCAAATAAAAGCATACGCTCCTGACACGTTCGTTGTATTCACACCTTACGATTCATCCGGGCAACCAATGTTTGGGGGTACGGTAGAAAACAGCGTATTTAACGGGCTAACTATGAGAACCTTCTCAAGTGCGGGCGCAGTTAACAGCTATTTGCAGAGCGTAGCAGAATCAAGCGAGGGAAAGCTAGAGAACATTTTGGGTGTATATTCCGTGCCCGGTGATTTTCTATCCAACCTCTCAGAAGCAGTCGAAACGATTCCACCGTGGCAGAGCGGTGGCGCAATCGGCCCTGACCTATGCAGAAATGCGAAATGCTACTCAAGCGAATTTTGTGTCGCGCAAGTAGAGGGCATGAACTGCGAGACAGTAACATACAAGCCAGAACTTATTACAACAGAAGGCACATTTAACTTCCATATCTACGGTCGCTTTATCGGCGGCGGAGGAGGAATCATTGCAACACCTGATGCTTACGATTACATGGGAAACCCTGGAGAATACGGATGCGCAATCACCGTATTTCCTCAGGGCGCGTGGGTTGGAAATCAGTACGCCCAGTATCAGCAGACCAACAAAGTAAACATTCTAGCAACCACCGCAAAATCTGCTGGTTCGTTCATTCTTGCCGGAGCCGCCGCCGCCACAGGGGTAGGAATGGCCGCCGTTCCGGGACTCGTTGCAAGTGGCCTCAGTAGTGCGGCAAGTATTTGGGATGCAGATACAAAGGCCAAAAAGGGTTCAGCCGCTGTTAATGGCTCTGTGTCTTCTGACCCCATCCTAGCTGCCTCAATTGGCCAGTTTGGCTTCAAATTCCGCTGGTACATGTGCAACGAAAGTATCATGAAATCTGTTGACAGCTTTTTCGACCGCTACGGCTACAAGGTCATGAGGCTGAAAGTTCCAGAGCGAAACAGCCGTCCATGCTGGAATTTTGTTAAGACTTCTGAGGGTCACGTATCCGGCGCTATTCCAACCGTCTACAGAGAGCGCATTGAAGCAATGCTAAATGCTGGTGTCACATTCTGGAACGTAGGAGCAAGAGCCATCGGTGACTTTTCCAACCCGTCCGCTAACAAGAGTTAGGAGGTTGCCATGGAAACTGTAATTGTTGCTATACTCTCTCTAATCGGAACGCTAGTTGGAACTTACGCAGGAATTGTTTCAGCCAACAAGGTGACAGAGTGGAGAATAAAGCAAGTAGAATCTAAAATATGCACCCTATCAAAACAAGTGGAAGAACTTACAGCAACAGTGAACTACATACAAGGCAAAATGGAGGTACTACATGACCATTGAGTTTATAACAGTTGTAGCTCTAGTGCTCATTTATCTGGCAATCTATATGTTACTAATCCCGGTTGGAAAACGTCTACACTACATTATGTCCAGAACAGTATTCAAAAATAAACCGATCAACCATACCGCATATTGGCTGACATACATAATGGTAAATATTATTGTATCTCTCACAGGAATGATTATCATTTTCAACCTAGTAAAATACACTGCGGAGGTGTGGATTATATGACCAATATATTGAAACGATTAGCTAACCTCATGTCCGTTAAATCCCTAGTAACAATCGCCCTGACAATCGTGTTTTGCATTATGGCATATAAACAGACAATCTCACAAGACTTTATGACCATATACTCTGTTGTTATCGCTTTCTTTTTCGGTGCTCAAAGTGCCAAGAGCAACAACCAGGAACTTCAAAACGACCTAGAATACGCGGAAACGAAAAACGCAGAATTATATAACCAGTTGATGGAGCTGTCAAAAGAAAACGCGGCCTTAACCGCTGAACTAAAGGAGGCGTACAACGATGCATCTAATCAGAAACTACCTGACGAATAACGATTGTTATAAAGCAGGAAAGCCTCTGAACATCCGAGGAATTATGGTGCACAGCACAGGGGCAAACAACCCAAACCTAAAGCGCTACGTACAGCCAGACAAAGACGGTATTGGCGTAAACAAGAACGGTAATGACTGGAACCACCCCGGCATTGATACCTGCGTACACGCCTTTATTGGCAAGCTGGAAGACGGTTCCATTGCCACCGTGCAGACCCTCCCATGGAACATGCGCGCGTGGCACGCCGGTTCAGGTCGTTGGGGATCGGCAAATAACTCCTATATCTCTTTTGAGATTTGTGAGGACGGCCTTACAGACCCAGATTATTTCAACGCTGTATATACAGAGGCTATAGAACTCTGCGCCTATCTATGTAGGCTCTACAGGCTGGACCCATCACAAGAGAATGTCCTAATCTGTCACTCTGAGGGCTTCACTCTAGGGGTAGCATCCAATCACGCTGACGTTATGCACTGGTTTCCAATGCACAACAAAACGATGAACGATTTTAGAACAGATGTATATGCACTCCTGAAAAGCGCCGGTGGAGCATCCCCGGAAGAGATCGTAAGAGAATACCGTAAGACACTACAGGACAATGACGCAGAGAACTGGTCAGAAGAGGCCAGAGAATGGGCAATTAGAAACGGTCTTATTACAGGATACGAAGGAAATTACATGTGGCAGGATTTTGTAAATAGAGAACAATTAGTTACCATTCTTAAAGCCTTCAATAAAACATTGGGAAATCCCGTGCCGTAAACTACACTCAACTCCCGGCGTCTACCGTCAACTCCCGTAGAGGCAATTAAAGACCAGAGCTTTTCTGTAATGGGCTGGGCTAGGCTATATAGACCAGACCAGTATAGAATAGACCAGAACAGTTATTTAGTTTAGGAGGCGTTAAAATGAAGGTATTTATTTCGCAACCCATGAGCGGACTTTCCAAGGAAGAGATTTTAGAGAGAAGACAGGAGGTAAAGCTAAGGTTGTTCCTTGAGCTTGGCGATTATAACATTGAGTATATTGACGCATATGGAAGATATTCAGACCCGATTATGTCTATTGGGGAATCCATTAAGAAGATGGCAGAAGCTAACGTAGTGTATTTTATGCATGGCTGGGAGAAGAATAGAGGATGCCGCATTGAGCATCAAGTAGCAGTTGAATATGGAATAAGGTGTATTTTGTATGAGGGTTAAAAAGCGCAATGGGCCGTTCTCTAAACTGTATAGTAGGATTTTGGGGTGGATTGTGGTGTTGTTTTTAGCCTGCTTGTTGGCTGGAGGGTTTTATCTGGCTCTGCTGTCTATCAAGTATCAGTACACGGGAGCTTTGGCTTGTTGGACCATATGTGCAACACCTATCGGAACGGCTGTTACGATTGTGCTAGGTAAGACCATAGACAAAGAGATACAGAACGTAAAAGGACCTAACGGAGAGGGACTTGATTATACAAACGGCGCAAAGGAATACAACGTGGATTCTGCGCCGGTTTAGGAGGTGGTAAGATTGTTTGATTGCTTTTTCGGTGCAAATCTTCCGGGCATAGTATTCCCATCTAACGGAGCTAGGGCGGAGGTCTTAAACGCACAGCAGACCATAGAAATTTATAACCGATTTATCAATATGGCGTTAAGCCGGTTTAGATGGACGGGCCTGCCGGACAGTTGCAATGAACGCGCGCTTGAAATGACGCTGTTGTTTTACGGCGTGGCGCTGTTCGCTAATGACCCGGACCTAGGGTATATCCATACAGCGGTAACTTTGCCGGGGCCTTTTAACATCTACTATGAGAGCGTAGTGAGAGAGGCGTATAGTTTCGAGTATCGACACAGATTTGACATTAACAATAGCGTGTTGATTAGAGCAAATAAGACCATGACACCTGATTATCTTTCTATTTGGAATTATTCGCCTAAAATTTCAAACGCCCTTAGAAGCATCGACATTCACACTGAGACTATAAAAAGACCGTTTGCAATTCAGTGTGACGAGAAGGACAAGCAGAGCGCAATTACAGCAGCAAACAAAATTGCCGGAAATGAGATCGCTATTTTCGGCTCTAAGTTTGGTAACCCTGACAGCGTTAAGGTTATGAATTTCGGTGTAAACTGCGTGCTGAATGAGATGTGGGCCAATGTGAGGAACTACATGCAACAGCTTTGTACGAGCTTAGGAATCGATAGCCTTACAAGCGACAAGAAAGAGCGCCTTATTTCTGCGGAGGGGCAGGGGCAGAGAAATCCCACGCGGCACATTATCGAGAGTGAGCTGTGGTGCAGGGAAAGGGCCTGTGAGGAAATCAATGCTATGTTTGGGCTGAATGTGGGCGTGGAGTTGAACGCCGTGGAAGATTTCATGGAAGAGTTTATTGAGATGGATAAGGGGTTCCAGGAGGGAGGTGACGGCGGTGCGTCAACTAATAGGGACGAGCCAGATTAACCCGGAATTGGGGGAACTCGTTTCGGGTGGGTATGAAGTTTTCAACGACTGGTGGAACACCTTTATTCCAGAACATAAGAAGCACCTAGAGGGAAAGATTATAACATACTATTGGTTTAACCAGATCGGCGCGGAGACGCCGGACAGATTCAAGCATTTTCTTAACGCGGAATTGATGAAGATTATGCCATACTATAACAGGCTATATGAGAGCGAGCTAATTAAGTTTGATCCCATGTTGAATCAGTTGGTCAAGACTAATGGTAGAAACGTCGAGAATCTGCTTAGGGTGGCTAATTCCGGCGAGAATTCGGCAGCCGTCATGCTCAGGGATTTCGTGAATAGTCATAGGGATGACGAAAGCACAAAGGGGAATTTAACTGGCGCATATGATAGCACTTTGGATCACACGGCAGAAGAGACATATGAGAAGCAGGGCGACAAGACTTCTAAGGAAGTTGTTGACGAGGATGTTACCGGGACTAAAGATTCTACAACTAGGGTTGTTGATAACACGACTGAGGACAATTCTAAGGATATTACCAGGGAGCTCACTAAGGACAGGACACTGAATGAAACGGTAGAGACGACACGGGATACGACTACTAAGACAAGTGGGTCTGGAACTAGCGATAGTACGCTGGAGAGGTCTGTCAATACGGACGGAACGAAGCTTTATTCGGATACGCCTCAAAAGAATGTTAATTCTAGCGGGGGCGTGCAGAACAGTGTTGTCTGGAACTATCTGACCAACGCAACGCAAACAGGAGAGGACCAGAACACCGATGAAAGTACGCATACTAGCAACAGCTATACAGAGGATAAAACGGAAAAGGTAACAGAGAACACGACTAGGAACGTGACGGAAAACGAAACTGAAAATGAGACGGTTGGAGAGACTGAGAAAAAGAATAAGGACTATACGAGTGATACAACATACCATGAGGATACAACAGAGAACACAGATAGGACTACAGACTATAATGAAGATTGGCATGAAAACGGCAATTCTAACCTCACCGAAAATACCACGGGACATAATGATACCGTTGAGGATACAACAGGAGAGCGTCATACGGCTGGGATCGAGCAGGGCAAGACAGATGAAAAGCATACGCAAAGCAAGGATAGAAAAGAAGATGAGACGCAGACAAAGGAAAGCGGAATTGAGGAAGTTGTCAGCGGGTACGTTGGTATTAGTGGGTCTGAATTGCTGGCGGCTTTCCGTAAAACCTTCATCAACGTGGACGAAATGATTATTGAAGCCCTTAGAGGATGCTTTATGGAGGTATTCTAATGAAAGATTGTTATCATGATTTTGACCATTGCTGTGAGCCCGATCCTTGCAAGCCTGAGCATTGCGGCCATTGTAAGCCGGGTCCTTGCGGGACACCTGTGCCGCCTCCTGTCCGGCCTGTGGTAAATATCCCTGGCCCTAACGTGCAGGCTCAGATGTGCGAAATGGCTGGCAGGGTGAATGAGTGTATCCTGAGATGGAATCAAATTCAGCGTAACTGTTATGAGGCTCTTGACAGAGTGGTTGGCGCGGCTGTGTCCAATGATGTATATTATGACCGTGACGAAGTTGGCATGGAAAGCGGTTATTCTGAGAATGACAGTTGCCCCTATCACGTTATCAACGTGAAGTGCGTTGACAAGTGCGGCAAGCCTATCTTTATCAAGCTTATGCCTGCATTTGGAAATACTACAAATTCCGGGCTTGTGCAGAGCATTCAGGATGTTAGTTTTGTGACTAACGCCAACGCAATTATTAGTGCAACCACGGACGCGCCGTGGAAGGGCGTAGCACGGTATATGGGTGCGCCTATGGCTAGCACACCTGAGGGTGGCATTTTCTGCGGCGGATTCAACCGGCACGGGGCGCTAAAGATTTTCGGTGGTGATACTGACGAGGATACTCTGTGCCAGAATCAGGTGGTTGATCTCATTGGCTCTGTTATTCCCATCATTCTGGATGGTGAGATTACAGAGCAGGCTAAGGGGATGACCACCAAGCAGGCGATTTGTGCGATTGGTTATAAGTCCTCTAACGGTGATAAGGTATTCTTTAACTGCGGCAAGCAGGATGTGCAGGGTATGCAGGGTATCACTGTAGCGAATATCCTGAAAGGCATGGGTTGTACAACGGCTGTTATCACCGCGACTGCGGGCGGCGGCATGGAGTATCTGGGTAGCCTCACCTCTTCCCCTGACAACTGGCAGATGCCTAAGAACTCCGCGTATTGGGTGGTTAGCAAGCGCCCTTTTGAGGGATGGTGCAATCAGTTTGAAAGCTCTATTGCGCAGCTGGTGCAGAGAGTCGGCGGCCTGAAAAATGGCATTGACTTTATCAACCATGAGGTTGACGAGGTTAGCGAGGTAGCAAACAAGGCGTGGGAGCTGGCGCAAAAGAACGCGGACGATATCGCGGAGATTCAGGCGGACATTGAGAGAATCGATGGCGAGATTACTGCGCTTGAGGATCGTATCACTACAGCAGAGGGCGATATTGATGCGCTTGAAAGGGCACTTGAAAAAGAGATTCAGGATCGGAAGGACGCGGACGCAGCGGAGGCACAGGCAAGGGAGGAGGCTGACGAGGCGCTGGGCGGGCGAATTGACCAGGAAATCAAGGACCGCGAGGCCGCCGACAGGCAGTTACAGACTGCTATTGAAACGGAAGAGGCGGAGAGGACTGCCGCTGACGCGGTGCTACAGGGCAATATCAACCAGGAAGCTATTGATCGGGCCAATGCGGACCTCAAGATTGAGCAGAACTTGAACAAGGAAGTTGTCAATCGTACTGAGGCGGACCAGCTTTTGCAGGACCAGATTAACGGGCTCACTAGCGGAGACGTTCCGCTTCCATATGTCAAGAGAGCAGGGGACACCATGACGGGTGATCTACAGATGGAGGGCTCCGCCGTTGTTAAGCTCGTGGACGGTAATACGGTTAAGGGTGCTTTCTACCGGGATAATGGGGATGTGTGCGTTAAAAGCGAAAGCGGAAACGTTCGGATTCTGGGAGCGGCCACTCTTCTGACGACTGCGGATAATGGCGCTGGACAGCTCAAGATTGGGGCTATTACCATTCAACAGCATATGAGCGGAGATATCCCTCATCTTGATATCAATGTGGGGACTGATGCAGGCGCTGTGTACGTGAATAAAAATGGGATTGACGGCGGGACCGGTGAGCTGTGGCTCACTGAGATTCATGCTCCGAACGAACTTAGGCTTGCACCGGGTACGAACGTCAATGCTATGGATCACAGAATTACCGGGGTGGCCGACCCGGTAGACGATGGGGACGCTGTAAATAAGAGGTATTTTGACACTCACGGCACTGAATATACATTGCCCGTTGCTAGTGCTACTACTCTCGGGGGCGTAAAAGTTGGCGCTAATCTGACGATTACGCCAGAGGGTGTGCTGAACGCTACCGGCGGAGGCGGCGGAGGCGGCACGGAATATGTTGCCGGCGAGGGTATCGTTATTTCCGGTAACACTATTTCGACCGACCCGGCTAAGGTTCCTACTAAGGAGGAACTGGAGGGCTATCTGCCGCTGGCTGGTGGAACGATGACCGGAAATATCAAGTTTGACAGTGATTCTGATTATGTGGGTGCTCTTGTTTCGGATCAAGACCATGTAATTATGATGGGGTCCCAAGGTGAGGGCGCTATCATGGGGTCTGTTAGCGCGGGGCATAGTCAGACGCAGGTTGATGCCGTTATCAATGCGAACTTGAATAGCAAGAGGTCCAGTGTGCAGGCTACCCGGACAACGGACGGTGGGAGTAATGTCGTTATTGAGGCGCAGGACCCGGATAGTGCGAACACGGTGAGTGTCAAAGTGGGCGCTAAGGCGACGGACGTGACGGGCGGAACGCTGAGTGTTTACCGGGATTCTAACGTTGACTATGTGGACGTTGGGGCGAACCAGCTGAAATTCGGTGACAAGGGTCTTATTTTCGGCGGCGGTGATGGACTACGTATTATTTCCGGCGACCCTTCTGATGGCGGTAGTTTGTTCTTTAACGGAACGCAAAAGACTGCTCAGTTCCTTACCTATAAACCGCAGTATCAAGGGGCGCCTACTGAAAATAATGATCTTGTTAACAAGGAGTATGTTGACGGTAAGGCTGGCGGGGATTATCTGCCGCGGGCGGGCGGGACGATGAAGGGCGATATCAATATGGCGGAGCACGATATTGTCCGCGTTTCTCAGCTTGCTTACAACTCCTTTACTGGCAATGGACCTAGGTTGGACTTCCGTTCTAATGGGGTGTACATGGTTTACAACGGTGTTGACAAGTTTGGTATGGACGGTGACAGCCTGCACGCTGGCGGGCTCGCGTTGAAGGATTTGAAGAACCCGACGGACGCACAGGACGCGGCTACTAAGGCGTATGTCGATAAGAAGATTACGGGAATCGTATCTGGTAACACAGTTACCGTACCGAACTTTGATGGAACGGAATTTACGGTGAAGGTAACTCCTAAAGCGGACTTTGAGCTGGTTGGAGGCCCGAGAGTTATTGGCGGAATGGTTGTCTTTTCGCTTAATGTGACTGGGACTGTTGGTTCTGCGGTGTGTAGTGTTACCTTTAGCAAGGCTCCCCCTAGTCTTGCGTGGAGCACTATCAACGTAACCAGGAGCGCGAGAACTTACTATTTTGGTAGTGATTCTGACACGGCTGCGGGTGTAACTAGAGAAATAAAAACGAGCCTTGATTTCAGCGTAGGCCAAACATGCGTCGTTGTGATTGGTTGCAAAGGAGTTGACGCTGGGTCTAATGACGTAATGTTGCCGTTATTTGTTTGAGGGGAGGGTTCGGGTATATGCATTGCGAGTATAGGCAGATTCAGCCTGCTGATAAGTTGGTTGAATTTAGCGCTAACGAAAACACGGTTTATACGTTTTGTCTGGGCAACGTATGGGCGCCAAAATTCATGTACGTAGAAAACGCACAGATTCCTATGATGTCCAACGACACGACTACGCCTAGTGGAGCATATGTGACTTGTGAAAGTGACAAACTTTTGCTTCATCTGGTGAACGCTGGGCAATATGATCATGTGATGTTGATTGAAGAGGACGATATTAGCGATTTGTTTAGTAATATCGCTGTATTGCTAAATTCTATCAGCTCCAAGCTGGACACGGCTAACACGAGGCTAAGCGAAATTGCTACAAATACCGGCAGGATTCAGTAAGTAAGATAGAGGTCGTGAACGTGTTGGGCGTTTGCGGCCTCTTCTATTAGCGGCGAGTTAGCATATGCTAACTAAGGGTATGTTAAACCTGTATTTCTATAGGCGTGTTTAAGGCGTGCTATTAGAAACGATTTTTTAGGTATCGAATCTGACGACCCCC